AAGCCCAGAAACGAAAAAAGCCGCTCAAGGCGGCTTGTTCCGGGCTTCAACGCACTTCAGCGAAGGGCGGTGAAAGCATCTATGGTGCGGACGAAGAGAACCTAACCAATCAACAATATGTATATATATCATGAACTCATGACAACAACCATAAACGATGTACTAAATGATGTACTGAATTTATTGTAATGATGATTCATGCTCAGACGTAGCCAGACTTCATGACGAGATCTTGCTATCCCCCTTAGCCGGTGGCTTCACTCCACATCACCATGCTCTAAGGCATGGGGGTTGGCGTGGATAGCAGCATAGTGTTTGCTGGTCCAAATCCCACACGGTCTCGCTGAGAAACGCCCCCCTTGGCCCGAAACTGGTCCGGGGGCTTTGCGCTTCCCTTGTGCCGTTTCGGCATACCAGCAACGCTCCCCAATGACCGCATCGCTCATACGCGCCCCGGGCATCGCTCGTCATTACCATGGCCAATGATGGATTGGACATACTCTTCTCTCAACCATCGCGATTATAGACGCCTAGCGGTATAAAAGTTACGGCGTACCAATTTCGTCCAACCACGGGCCTCGATCGATTCTGACACAGGCCCCATATCCTGGCTCGCCCCCTACCAAATCCGCTAAAACGATTTTGTCGCAGCGCTAGGCCTCTCCACACGCAAAGACTAGAGTGATGCCGTAGGGCCAGCTTCGTGCTACTGTGAGCTTTTAAAGGCTAAACGAAGGAACGAGCCGAATGCTTAAGTCCATTTCTCTCAAGCGTTTTAAATCGATCTGTAACGACAGCGCCCTTCCACTAGATTCATTTTCAATTCTTTGCGGCTCAAATAGCAGCGGGAAAAGTTCATTAATTCAAGCCATACTATTCATGAGCCAAAGTCTATCTTCTCGATATGACAGATCCTCCTTTATTCTTAACGGGCCGCTGACAAAACTAGGCTCAATGACGGACGTCAGAAGCCACTTCAGCAATGAGAAAAGTTTCGAAATAAAGTTCACGCTTACCGGAAGTCGATTCCCGTGGTACTTGGACACAGATGACACCGTCGAGATCAGGCTACTACTAGGCAAGCGGAATAGTTACGACGGAAGTCTGGATGACGAACTTCACCCAATCCCCATTGAATGCGACGTCACCTTTATTGGAAGCATCAACAATGTAAGTTCGCTGCAAACCCTACAAGTTTACGACGAAACATATAACAAGCAACCTCAGCCCCAAGCTGTCGACACGGACCCCATCTTCAAAATAAAACATTTCGACATTGATTCTATTCCCGTCCTCGCTGAAGAATTCCCCGAACTAACCCCTATCGGATTTGAACGAAACGGGATCATACCTAAAAACCTAGTCTTCAGTTACGATAAAACCAAGCGCATTGCAAATCGCATCATTCATTTCCTATGCGGTTCAAGATCAGCAATGCTGGGCGGATTCTATTTCGAACTCAATGAAGAGACATTGCGAATACCCCCTTCGTTCATAGATTGCATCCAAAGCCTTATCGAGCAAGAGCTTAAAATTCTTAGCGAAAATTTTGTCCTACCCGAAGCTCTTAGCAAAGCGATGCGCTCAAACTCAGCACTCCAGAGATCAGTTGACTTCTCAGAAGTAAAAAAACAACTAATCTCACAAAAGTTCCCTCTTACAACCTCACTCTTTGATCAATTAAAAAGCACACCCCACATCCAAGCAAAGGTTCTTAAAGCTTTTATTCAGCAACAGCCTAAAGAAATCTCATTCGCCATCCTCGAATTTCTAAAGAGACATCAAGAGACGCTTAAAGAGGCTTGGTACTTCGGAACAGAAAAAGAAACTGCAATTGAATCGCAAACAATACAAGTTTTCGACAAGATCGAAGACTTCATAGTCGCATATTTTTCTCGAGCAGTTAGATATCTTGGCCCTCTTAGAATTGAGCCTCAAGCCAACTATCCTAGCACCGGTCTTGCAGACCCTAAAAATGTCGGCCTAAAAGGCGAGAACACTGCTGCAGTTCTTCATGTGAACAAGGGCCGCAACATCCGCTATTCCTCGCCATTTCAAGATGATGACGGAAAACTAACACTTAAAGAAAGCGCAACCCCTCTGGATACAGCATGTAAAACTTGGTTAACATATCTAGGTGTAGCAAGAGATTTTATTACTGTAGACACGGGTAAAATGGGGCATTTACTTAGAGTAAAGACGCACTCTGCAGATCAGTGGCAGGATATGACACACGTAGGAGTTGGCGTGAGCCAAGTTCTCCCAATCATCCTAATGGCGCTACTATCTGAGCCTGGAGACATGCTGATTTTCGAGCAACCCGAACTTCACTTACATCCACGAGTACAATCACGACTGTGCGATTTCTTTATCGCAGTCGCACTTAGCGGCAGACAATGTCTCATCGAAACCCATAGTGAATACATGATCACCCGATTACGAGCACGGATAGCACAAAGTGAAGACGACACAATCAAGAACATAAGCTCAATTTATTTCGTCAACAAGCACAACAGTGCATCACAGTTTGAAAAGGTCGATATTAGTCGTTATGGTGCGATAGAAAACTGGCCGAAAGATTTTTTTGACGATAACAACAAGGAAGTTGAGAGCATCATCAGGGAAGCCGCCCTAAAGAGAAAAAGAGACCGCATTCGCGCAGCTGAAGAACAAAAAAATCGCGAGGGCCAATAACAATGCAACCGGTAATTACCTGTGATTTCTTGCTGGCGCCCGCTTACTGCGACCCAACGCTCGCTGATGAATTTGTCACCGACTTAATGCAGATTTTTGCGGACGTCACCAACTCCGACCACCCGCCTCTTCTCGAGGACGAGGCGTACTTAAAGCTTCAACTAGCAAACCGTTTCCCCACGGATAAAGTTTTCTCAAAAAACATTAAAGAAGATGGGATTTCGACCTACTCTGCGAACGACATAACTACTATTGTCAACCAAATCCTTTCAACCGCCAAAAGCATGGAAGAACGAGACTATTTCTGGGTAAGCGATTGGAAGGATCTCACTCTTGCCCCCGAAATCCCTGATCACGATATCCCTAGCAGGCCATCTGAACTTTCTGAACTTTTCGTAAATCTCGCCCTATACAGTCTAACTCAAGGTAAAAGCCCTTGCGCCTTACATCACTATCCACCCTTCACCCCATCAACTGTGGTTAATGGCACACTATTAAACGCGCACCCATCTCAATTAACGTTTCCAATTCAAGTCAAACAACCAATCCCAGTTCACGCAAGCTACAAGTCATATTTTTCTTACATTGACGGTAGCCACTTTTTCTCAACCGAAATGAATAAATACGATCTAAAGCTCGGAGTATACTCCTATGCCCTTCGCGTAGTACGAGAAGCTGGCGCTGACCTCCGCACAATAGAGTGGTCATCCTTTTCTATCGGGGATGATTTCATTGAGAGCATGAAAAAAAATCAAGCCTACTTTGACCAAAGATATTTCACTACACTAATTGAGTGTCTAAGTCATATAGTAGCAGGCCGCCCCAAAAACCAGATTTCCCCATTTTTCACTCATGCGGGCTCCGGAGTTCAGATACAGCGAAATGAGAATTTAGCATTTAGATCACACGTAACGAAGGCCGGCGCCGCACTGCGGCTCATGCACTGGCAAACTCCTAGCGGAAAATTAATATTCGCTAACGTTGGAGTAAAGGACGAGCTCAGGATATTATGAACAGCGAACGCTGAATTCTTCTAGCAGCAATTTGGATAGTTGAGTTAGCCATATCCGCGCACTGCCTCACACCCCGATTGTGGGAGTATTAAATGGAAAAGGCCCTCAAGTCCCTGATATCAGGGCTTGAGGGCCTTTTTGCATTCCTGCATTGGCGGCGCCAATAGGCATTGATTGGCACGGAATGGCGTCCGGTTTGCCCCATTTTTGCCCCAGTCACACCGCCGTCACTTGAAGAGCGACAGTACCGACACACGGCCCCTGTCATATCCTCCACTTCAAAAGACACTGTATGCATAAACAGTCAAGCGAGACACCAATGGACATCGACACGGGCTTTGAGCACGGGATGCCTACCCGAAGCGAAATGTTGGAGCATCAACCCCATCTGCTGATCGGGGAAGTTGACCGACTGCAAATCGAGCTCACCCAAGCGAAAACAAATATCAACAAACTCGTTGAGATCAACGCCGATCTACAGGCGCAACTGAGCGCCAAATCCAAGAAGGAAAACCTGGCGAATGTACGCATTGTCATGATCGATAATCGACTCAGGCGCAACGAAGGACTCGACATCTCCCACTGTTTTGCGAGCCAGAAAGCCTGAGCGACGAGGGTCTACGCTAAATCAAAGACAGGAGGCCGCGTATGTGCGGAAGGCTGACCCAGTACCGAGGGATCCACCACTTTGTTGAGGCACTCAGCATGCCTGATGTTTGGCGCAACAACGTTGGAGAACTGCCGCTGGGACGATTCAACGTTGCCCCAAGTACTCAGGTGGCCGTATTGGTGACTGATGACGCAGGCCCGCGTGCCGACTTGGTGAGGTGGGGATGGCGGCCGCACTGGGCGGCTGATCGAGCTGCCCCAATTAACGCCAGGGTCGAGAAAGTAGCTCATGGCGCATGATTTCGGGAGATCTGGCCGCATCGAGCGATCACGCCGATGGACGGCTGGTATGAATGGGTCGACGAGGGTGGACCGAAGAAGCAGCCCTACTATATCCGCCGACGGGACGGACGCCCCTCTCTGTGCGCCTAGATCGGCCAATTCACCGGCAACGACCACGATGGCTTTGTGATCATCACCGCCGATGCTCAGGGCGGCATGGTCGATGTGCACGACCGCCGGCCAGTCGTGCTGTCACCAGACCTCGCCCGGGAATGGATTGGCGCCGGCATGCTAAGCGATCAGGCTGAGCGGGTCGCGCTCAGCCTGGGAGAGCCTGCCGAGGCTTTCGAGTGGTACCGCGTTGGAACTGGCGTGGGGAACGTGCGGAACCAGGGGCCTGAGCTTATGCAGCCGGCTCAGTGACGCATGAGCGGCTGATGGCCAAGTGCACACAACTGATAGTCGCTCACGGCCTGAAAAGCAGATTCAGCCATCAAGCGTAGGTGCTCGACTTCTTCTGGCGCCACACCTGCTTCTTGAGCCTGGTGATACCTGCGAAGCGCAGAGATTGCTTCACGCATTAAGGGCTCATCCGCCTCAACCATGCCTTGAACTGTTCGTTTCACAAATCCCCCTTCTGACCGAGCCAAGGCATAAAAGCCTGCTGCAAGCTGCGAGCGCCATCTGAAGTGAGCGGCGGTCAAAACTCAGAATAGCTGGCCCAGGCCAGCAGGCTGCCAGTTCATGATCACCAGTTCGCCGGTGACGTCGGCCTTGCCGTGCCGCTGGTTCGTGGTGGTGTAGCGGATGTCTAAGCACTCGAAATGGAAGCCATCGAATGCCCGCCGGATGTCAGGGTGGTCGTTGATGCTTACCATCACCCTCCCCTTGCAACGCCGCATGAAGTCGGCCATGCGCTCGTACTCCTCGAACGGGAAGTCGACGCCATAGCCGGCGGTCTTCCAATACGGCGGATCCATGTAGAAGAACGTGTGCGCTCGATCATAGCGCTCGGCGCAGTCAAGCCAGGACAGGTTCTCCACGTAGGTACCGGCCAGGCGCTGCCAGGCGGCGGATAGGTTCTCCTCGATGCGCAGCAGGTTGATGGCCGGCCCAGTGGTGGCGGTACCGAACGTCTGCCCAGTGACCTTGCCGCCGAAGGCGTGCTGCTGCAAGTAGAAGAACCGGGCGGCGCGCTGGATGTCGGTCAGCGTCTCAGGGCGGGTCATCTTCTGCCACTCGAAGATCTGCCGGGAACTGAGCGCCCATTTGAACTGACGGACGAACTCCTCCAGATGGTTCTGCACCACCCGGTAGAGCGTGACCAGGTCACCGTTCAGGTCGTTGAGTACCTCGACCGGGGCGGGCTGGGGACGCATGAAGAACAGCGCGGCGCCACCAGCGAAGACTTCGACGTAGCATTCGTGCGGGGGAAAGAGGGGGGTCAAGCGGTCGGCCAGGCGGCGTTTGCCGCCCATCCAGGGGATGATGGGAGAGGTCATTATTAGCAAGTCTTTTGTGAATAGAGTTTCAGTGGTAGGCTCGCCGCGCTTTGTGCACAGAGCAGGAGCCTTGGCTTGACTTGCAGGTCTAGACTGCGGGTTGAGTGGGTCAGGCAGATGTTGACGCATCCGCCCGGCCCGCTCCTTTCACTTCATCGTGCAATCTCACGCACGTAAGCCTGACAGGCCTTGAGCGCAATCAATCCTTGATCGCCGTCCTGGGTGATGCTGACAATTCTTCGAGCATGCGCTGGGTCAAGTTCGGCTCTCTGGCTTCCATGATCCACGCCTGCGGCGCCGGTGGCGGCTGACACCCCACAGTCACGACCCTGGGCGGGGCTGGCGAGTAGGACTGACAACCGCACATCAGCAGTAGCAAGGCGGTCGCGCAGGCGAGTCTGGGCCAGTTGTGCATCATGCAGTTCCTTGTAATGGGTGTGATCGACCGCCTGCAGGCGATCCTCCAGCGCCCGGCGCTCGGTCTGTTCGAACTCCAATCGATCGATTGCCGCAGCCGCAGCCGCCTCGCGATCAATAGCATGCGCGGCGGCTTGATCGGCGAGCTGTTTGTCGTAGCTATTGGCCTGCCATACCCAGGCAAGCCAACTGCCCAGGCCAAACCCGAGCAGCGCTACAAGGACCAGCTGACGCCAGTCCATGGCTTTCACGGCAGCACCTTTAAAGCACGCTCATACAGTGCCAGCCGGTCAGCAAAACCATTCAGGCCCCCATTGATGCGACGAGTGATCTTTTCGAAGTCGCCCTGGTCGGCGAGCGTGTTCAGCCCAGCTCGATGCCAGAACCATGCGGCCGACATCGCGGCATACACCGGGTGCTCGAGCAGCTCGGGCGTCACAAGCAATCGGCTGTCACCGAACAAGGCTTCGCTGCAATCGCGGTAATTGGCCCGGCCGGTGATTTGAATCAGGCCCCTGCCCCGGTACTTCTGCCCGTCACCGTCTGCCTCGGGCGTGTTACCGAGCGCCTTGGCCAGCTTGCCGGTGTCGTACTTCGACAGGTAGGCATCGCTGCCCAGCTCGCGCACGTAACGCAGCTGGCCAGACTCATGACCGATCTGCGCGATGAATGCCGCGATGCGCAGCCGCGTGACCACGGCGTACTTGCCCATGGCGGCGTTGAGGGGAGGAACAAAAACGCCGGCTTTCTGGCCGGCGTTGGGGAGGATCTGCAGCAGTTGCTGCACGGTAATGGACATGCAGGTTTTCTCCAGCAATGGCCGCTCAGCGACCGATGGGGTTACAGCTCCACCACTTTCACGGGCTTCGCCACTTTCTTCGTCGTCTTACCTTTGGCCTTGGCCTTGCCCTTCTTACCGCCGTTGCACTCAACACTGGTGCTCCAGCCAGACTGGGTGAACGTCTGCTCGACCGACTCGACCAGGTACTCACCATCGAGGCCCGCCTTGAAGCCCTGGGCGTTGATCGTGACCTCAGCGAACAGGTCCGTGCGGCCGACCATTTCCAGCCGCACGCCCGCAGTGCTGCGGTTGAACGCTGCGAGCCGTGCCTTGGCGGCTTGCTGGGCGGCAGATTTGTTCGGGTAGATATGCCGGTCGGTGTGCACGGGTGGCAGGCCGGCTGGGGCTTCGTCGTTGCCCAGCTCGACCACCTGCAGCTTTCCGGTCTTCTTGTCCTGGTGCTTGGTCTGCACCGCCTTCTGCGTGCTCTTGTCGCCGAGACGGAACTGGAAGCGACTTACGTCAGCGCGATTGATCGTGACAACGCCCAGCGCCTTGCCGCTCGCGCTCTGGCCGGCTTGACGCGGCAGCACCAGCAGCTTGCCGTCTCCCACCTTGGCTGTGCAGTCGTACTGCTTGGCCAGGCGCGTGATGAAGTTGAAGTCGGATTCGTTGAGCTGATCGACGCGTGGCACTTTCGTCGTCACCGGGCACACCGGCTGCCAGCCGTTGCGCGCGGCGATGTCGCGCACGATCTGCTGCAGCGGCACGTTCTCCCAACTGCCGCTGCGCGTGGTCTTGCCGGTGCCGCGCATATCGCTGGCCTTGCCGCGAATCTCGATCGAGTCCGGCGGGCCACTGAACACCACTTCATCCACCGTGTACCGCCCTAGTCGCGCCAAGGCCCGGCCGACATAGCCCAGGTAGACCTCGATGCGGGCGCCACGGCTCGGCAGCGTGACTGCGCGATCCCGGTCATCGATGCGCAACTCGAATTCGTCCGACTCCATGCCGGGCTTGTCCGAGGTGCGCAGGGTCAGCAGGCGGTCGTTGATCAGGGCGGTAATGTCCTTGCCGTCCGCCACGATGCGAAAAACAGGTTGCATGCTCATGCTCCAGAAATGACAAACCCCGCACTAGGCGGGGTTCTGTGGTGATGCGGGTACTGGAGATCACTCCCACAAGCCCACCGACGCATCGTCTGCCGGCGGCATGTCGGGCAGCAGGATGAGCACCCCAGCGCGAAAGGGTTGAGGCTCATCGGCTAGGCCCTGATTGGCATCCAGCACTGCCTCGACGCTGCCGTTCAAATGCCCGTAGTAGTGCTGGCACAGGGTGTCGAGCAGATCCCCGTCAGACGTTCTGCAGGTCGTTGCCATAGCTCACAAACTCCAGTGAAAAGCCTTGTTTGCGCGGGATGCCGCCGGCCAGCAGGTTGCTCTGGTCTTCATCGATGCTGGTCAGGCACCAGGTGCCTAATACCTCGCCGTAGCCCGTTGTTAGGTTCAGCGGTTGCAACTGCCGGCCAATGCTGCGCAGCGCATGCAACTGGTCGAGCCCGCCCCGAAACGTTGGAAAGATCGCGCCCTTGAGCGTGATCTTGTCGTCGCCCAGCCCCACCGCCTGCTGGGCGATGCTTCGCGTGAGGCGTTCCTGGCCAGCCCAGCGAAACCCGGTCTGCCGGCGTAGCTCGTCGAAGGCTGCCGTGTCGAGGTTGAAGTAGTACGGCTGTGCTTCGGGCCGCAGGGGTTGGATGATCAGCAGATGCGGGAACGGCTTCACCGCCTCTGGCTCCGGCGTTGCGTCCGGTGCCAGGGCCCCAGTTGGCAGGATGTTACCCAGTGACGGACTCACCTTGCCGGCCACGCGGTTGATTGCCGCGCTGGCCTTGCTCGCCTGCTCCTTGAGCGCGCCGAGGCGTTCCTGAATCTGCCCGGCAGCACTGACCGCCTGACTGTACGTCGCGGCCACCTGCCCGACCTTGGCCTGGGCCGCGCTGATGCCGCGCATGGTGCGCTGCAACTTGGCGCCCAGGGCAGGCCCCACAAACGGGATGCCTTCCAGCTCCGACGCAGCCCCGGTGATATCGCTGATGGCGCCGTTGAGCGGCCCCAGCATATCGTCGGCGCTGCGCCGCCCCGCTTCACCTGCGGCCACGAGCGAGCGCATGCCGGATTGCAGCTGGTCCATGTAGGCCATGTTCTCTCCTATGGGTGTGGTGCATCGTAGAGCTGGCGGGCGGCGGCCTGCCGGCTCATCTCTTCGAACTGGCGGCGCATATGCGGCTCCAGTTCGCGGGCAAGCTGGGCGGGATCTTTGACGTCGCCCTGCACAGTCACCGGCATGTGCGGCGCAAAGGTGAACGACTGCTCGAACTTCGGTGGCAAGGCCTTGGGCGGATCGGGCGGCTTGATCGCTGCTGCAGCGGCAGGCGCGGCCACGGCCATCGAGCGCACCACCTGGCCCATCGGCGGGCCACCGGCACCCTCCGATCCCGGCAGAATACCGATGGGCTTAGGTCCGCCGCCCGGCTGGAACGCCTGCGCCTGCACGGACAACGACGACACAGAGGGCCCAGGCATCCCGGTCGGCAGCAAGGGAGACGGCTTGCCAGCCGCCACAGCAGGCTTTTCATCTTCTCCGAACAGCGAGAGCCCCAGGATGCCCCCGGCGGCCGTGCCCCCCATCGATCCGAGAATGCCGCCGATGATGCCGCCGACCGCCGTGCCTATCCCCGGTACGATCGATCCCAGTGCTGCCCCCGCCGCAGCGCCGGCCAGCGTGCCCGCCAAACCACCAGCCGCTTCGCCATAGCCTTCGGCCTTTTCGTTGCGCGTCTCTGCGTGCTGGTATGTGTCGGCGACCTGCAACCCTGCCCCCACCACAGCCATGACCGCCGTGCCCTTGAGCACGTTGCCCACACCTGGGCCCTTGAGCCCACCACGGCCGGCCTTTCTGCCGCCTTTCTTTGCGCCGCGCTTACCCTCACCCCTACCGGCAATATCGCTGCCGTCTGCTGCCGGCGCGTTGGTGACGAACACCCGCTGCACCAGCTTGGGATCGCCCATCATCGAGCCACGCGCAACGTTGGTAACGCCTCTGGCAATCTTGAACGCGCTGAATGCCGCCTTCGCAGCGATCAAGGCGGCGCCTACCCCGGTGATACCAGCTACAACGCCAGGGAATTTTTGCGTGAGGTCGGCAATTGCATAGGTCACTGTCGCCAGGCCGTCGGCGACCATGTCCGTCAGCGGCCGGATAGCATCGCCCAGGCGGATCATCGACGTTTCCATAGCGGCCGTGGCGGTGCCCCACTTCGCGTTGGACGTTTCTCGCGCCTTTGCCGCGTCCTCCTCGATCTTGACCCGGCCGTCGGTCTCTTTGATCGACTTCATGTCGTCCTTGATCGAGCTGCCGTACTTGATCTGTGCGAGCAAACCGGCACTCGCGCTCTGATCACTGACGATGCCCGCGAGGCCCGCCGACTCCAGCAGCGAGGCCATCGCCTGGGCTTCCTCGGCGCTGCCGTCCGCACTCTCCTGAATGCGTTTCTTGAGTGCTTCGACTTCCTTGGCTTTCGATGGGTCCTGACGCTTGAGCAGCACGTCACTCAGCTTGATGAACGCATCGACCGGGTTTTCTGCTTTACCGCTCTTGACCGCTGCGGCGATAGACCCGGCCAGGTCGATCCCCTGCTTGGCAAAGCGCTCCTGGCTCGTACCGCTGATCACGGCATTGAGCAGGTTGTTCATGTTCGTTGCCGCTGCTGCAGAGTCCTGCGTTTGCTTGTACTGCGACTGCAGGCTGGCACCGAGGAAGCGCACCGCCTCGGGGCCTTCCATGCCCAGCTTCTTGATCGTGCCCAGCAGGCTGGGCATGTACCGCGCCATGTCCTTGGGGCCGAACGCACCAATGTCACCAGCAGCCGCGACCTGGCCCAGCATCGCGCCCATGTCTTCCTTCTTGACCCCGGCTTCCTTGAACGCACTGAACAGCGTGGCGATGGTGTCGGCTTCCATGCCCTGCCCGTCGACCAGGTCGGCGATCAGCGGCGCATAGTCCACCGATTCCTCCCAGTCGATCCCCTTTTCGATCAGCCCGCCA